GAGATTGCCCGCCATCCAGAAAGAATGCGATTATTTCAGAAGAAACAAGATCGAAACTTAGTAATTCCAAAATTGGTAACACTCCATGGAATAAAGGCATTACAGGTTATAAAAATAAGTTTCCATCAGAAGAAGCCAGAAAAAGATTATCAGCGTCAAAAACTGGCGACAAAAATCCAATGTACGGTAAAAGTCTTTCGGAAGAACATCGCCAGAAAATTAAAGAAGGCATGTTAAAATCTATTCAACGCCGTAAAGAATCTTCTTAATATTTGGCGGAGAATAATTCGGTCCTTTAAGAATTTTACCGTCTTCTCTACGGAGGGGCTTTCCATCGTCTCCTAGTTTAGAAAGGTTTGATCGGTGAACCTCGTCGAAGACTCGGTCGAGCGGAATCCCATAAGATACAGCAGTACCACAAACAATGTAAATAATATCAGCCAACTCTTTAGCAATGTTCTCCAGATCATTATGGTATTCGCCTTCGTTGTATTCATCAAACTCTTCTTTCAACAACTTCATACGCAGAACACGTTCTCCGCCACCAGGAAACTTTGGTTCGGTTCCTACATTCTGTCCAACTGCTGTCTGAAATTCTTTTACATCTTGAAACATATTACTCATTCATCCACTCCGGAGGGTTACGTTTTTTCCAACTATGAAGATGAGTCTTACCCATCTTGTAATAATTACGATAGTTTACGATAGGATCTTCTGATATTTTATATTCGTCAGCCATAGCAGAAGGCATAAGAGTCATATCGTATGTCTCTAAATTTTTGGGAGGAGTGCATAAAGCAAAACTCAACTCACCAAAACATTTATGTTCTTTATCATAACGGTAAGTATATTCCTTCATCAAAGCGAAGAAATGATCTACCAACCAATTATAATTCTCGATGCTACTGCGACACCATATAGCAGATGGGTGATTAATGTGCGTAGCTGAGTATAGAATTTCTTCGCGAGCGTCATTGAGCAACCACCATTTCTTCTTACGGGTTTTAAGTTTGCCATCTTCCTGTTCAACCTGAACTTCCAACTGTATCTCACGACCGTCTAGTATACGATGTGCAGTCGAAAGCAGCTGAGCAGACTCGAGGATCATCTTAACGACGTGACGATCCACCATCCACTCGGCTGCTTCTACAGGATTCTCGGAAAGATAAAAGATATTCATTTCTTATGATACCAATAAAGAACAATAAAGATAACTGATAATAGTATAGCCCATTCTTCAAAAGAAATCAATCGTTCTTTAAGCGCTAGGAAATTAAAATAATGATTCACTGTTTCCACTTTCTCATTGCTCGATCCCGGTGAAACTTATTCGCTCTATCAAAGAAACGAATACCATCTAAATGATCATTCTCGTGCTGAAACACTCTAGCGGACATGCCGATAAACTGTTTAGTCATAATCTCTCCATTAGGAGCAGTAAAACGAACACGAATCATGCTGGGTCTTTTGACCTTAACAAGCAATCCAGGATAAGAAAGGCAACCTTCTTCTAGGACTACTTGATCTTTAGAAGAACCAACGATCTTGGGGTTAAAACAAACAAAGTTTTCAGGAGCTCCTCGCATAGCAAAGATACGATAAGGAGTGCCTACCTGATTCGCAGCTAATCCTAACCCATTTTTCTCATAAAGTAAAGCAATTAATTTCTTAGAGAATTCTACAGGATCGAAAGGTGGATCGTTAAAATCGAAAGGCTCGCAAACCTCTCTCAAATAAGTATTATTTAATTCCATAATTTACTCCTGAATTTGCGAGAAGTTTTTGTTCTTGACAAATTTCAATACGTTGTTGAATTTTTCGTTCATATGTTCTTTATGAGATATAATAATAATGTTACTATCTTTAGATACATCTCTGATAATATTCATAAGATAATCAACAGCATTCATATCTAGAGAAGAATCAAATACCTCGTCCATAATTAATAGATTGGTGTTAATAGAGTTACGGAGTTTGGCTACTGCTCTCCATGTAAACAACAAAGCCAAATCGATCTTCTGTTTTTCTCCCTCGGAAAACGAGGCATAGGTAAAGTCGTCTCTATACCTGGACTTAATCGTCTCATTAAAGTTTTCGTCCAACTCGAAAGAAACAAAGAAGTCCATAGCAGATAGATACTTATTAATCAGTTTGTTGATTACAGGTATATATTGCTTTACAATCTTGGACTTAATACCACCATCCTTAAGAAGAACACCAGCAGCAGTCAAAACATTTCTTTCTTCGATGAGATCGTTATATGTTTTCTCTATCTGCTTTAGTTCTTGTTCGTAATCGTCTATCTTATTATCTGATTTATTTTCATTAACTTGTTTTAATTTTTCTATCTCTCGAGCAAGACTATCAGAATACTTGGTTAGTGAATTTATAGTAGTTCTACACTCTATTTTCTGCATCTCCAAGGTTTGGATTTGAGAGTTTAAATTCATAATCTGCTTCAGGCGATTGTTCGCTGTATCATATTCTAGAGTAAGAAGTTTCAATCCTTCTTCGGTCTCTTTAATCTGATTGGTCTTTTCTTCTACAGTCTTAACACGAAAATCTTCTTGAATGTGCTGCTTACATGTAGGGCAGTTCTCATGGTTGTTGAAAAAATCAACGTCATTATTTAACATAGCGACCTTGGCTTCTATCTGATGCCTTAGTTTAGATAGCTTGTTTAACTTATTAGAAACAGTTTCATTGTCACCTACATCTGCCTGGATCTTTTCTACTTCTTTTTCCAGCTTTGAATATTTTTTGGCTAATTCTTTTATTTGTTTGTTAGTCTCAACGATCAGCTTTTCTTTTTCAGAAATAATCTTGAGATTACTCTCATTGATCTGCTGTATGTGCTGCTTGGTTAATTCTATTTTAGAATCAATAATCTTCTTTTCGTTCAGAGCATCTGAAATTGATCCACTGTTGATAAGAACCTTATCTTTCAATAAAGAATTCATGATAGTAAAGATTTGGAGATCCAATAGATCTTCAATAATCTCGCGGCGTTGGCCAGCTGGTAGCTGCATGAATGGTTGGAATGTGGCTGATCCAAGAATAACAACTTGGCTGAAAGACTTTTGGTTTACTTTAATGATCTGCTTCTCAAGAATTTCTTGATAGTCTTTCATTTCTGCAGACTGATTAAGAAGTTTATCGTTCATATAAACTTCAAACACAGTTGGTTTCATACCACGAATAATTTTATATTCGTTAGTTCCTATTGAGAATTCTATCTCTACCAAACAATTCTTTTGTGTGATTGAGTTTACTAGCTGTGGCTTGTTGATCTTTCGGAAGGGTTTGCCAAAAAGTCCAAAAGTCAGAGCATCCAGAATCGTGGATTTCCCAGCCCCATTTATACCAACAATGAGAGTAGTATCCTTGCTGGCTAGATCGATCTCTGTGAATATGTTTCCAGTCGAAAGGAAGTTCTTCCATCTTAGCTTCTTAAAGTAAATCATTTATTTTCACATGGTGGATTTGGTACATCAAATAATTTCCTACAAATTTCGCAATACCATTTTAATTTGGGACCGCCAACTATCTTATTCAGTTTGCATTTCATTCTGTTACCACACGTTTCCAATCACCATCAGCAGACTTTAACCAAAGATTACCGTCGCGACCAACTGCCATTGTTACATGAGTTGTATCATCAACTTCATAAGGTGTTCCAAGATACATAATAGCATTAGGATTATAATAAGGCTCTTTGCTTTTCTTTTTCATACCCATAAGACGCAACGTATTAGCATTATTATCCGCAGGTTTTTCTTCTGCTTGTGCTTCTTTAATAACAACAGCACTAGCTAAAACTGGAACCAAAGGGAGAAAGGAAAATAATTTACGACGATTCATAATTTACTCCGCTGTTAATGCTTCATTATATAATTCTACAATCTTGTTTTCTAATCTAACTTTATCAACGCCTTTTACTTCGGCGCCAGTAATATACTTTTTAAATATCTCGATAGTAGACTCGGCTTCGTCTACGATCTCTTGATCTTCTTCTAAGTTAAGATTAAGATGATCTTCTACAATCTGGATATCTACAGGATTTTGTTTCTCAATGTTCTCTATAAACTTCTCAAACCAATAAGGATTATTCTTTTCAGTAATAATAATTTTGATTATTTTATTAGCAAACTGTGTGTAATCAATATCGGAGTCTACAAACTTAGGATCTCCGTCATTATACCAGAACTTATGAAACATCTTATATGGATTTTCAATAAATGTCAGTTCTCTCGTTTCTGTATCAAATATGTGAAACCCTCGAGGATCATTATAATCAGACCAAGTATACTCTGCAGGGCTACCAAGATAATAAATGTTGCCACGGTGTGAGCGATGATGAAAATGCCCAGAGCAGACAATATCAAAACGTCCAAACAAACTTGGATCATCTCCGTGAGAAACGATGGAACCTTTAAACATTTCAAATCCTTCCAGTTCCAAATGACCGAAAGCAATTTGTGCATCTGTATTCCTTATTATGTTGAAGGAATGTTCCTTGTTATCATCGCAAATCCAAGGAATTAACAGAATATTAGTATCACCGAACATTACTTCGGTTGCTTTATCATATATATTTATGTCATACTTGCGAAAAAGTTCATTAAAAGATGAAACTTCATTAGTATTTTTATGATATGTGTCATGATTACCTAAACACTGATGCCAGGTAATACCACGAGCAATAGCTGGTTCGATTAAATCTTTTCGTAAACGATAAGCAGTATTAATGTTAATATACTTACGGCGATCAACAATATCCCCACAATGAACGACAGTGCTAATATTGTTGTCGTCGAGGTACCTAAAAAATACATCATCGTAAAATCTCTTCATATAATCATGAAATGCTAGGGAGTCATTTCTGACACCTGCGTGCGAGTCTGTTAGTAGGGCTATTTTCACGGAAGTTTTTTCTCCGGTCCATTTGATCCAATTCTATGCTCAAAAGGAATATTATTCAAATAATATTTTTCATAGATATGTTTTGAAACGCCTGTTTGTTCCATCAATTCTCTCCAACCATAATAAAAATTACCTTTATATTCTATTCTTTTCGAAACAGGATTATCTTTTCCGAACATAGGTTTGGGTAAATTGTTAATAGATATTTGTTTACTTTTTTCTGGATTTTCTATTCTCCATTGACCCATTCTTCGTTTCATATTTTCTCTACGAATTTCATCTTCTTTCCAAGATTCTTCAATTATTTTTGACATTTTATCGCCCCAATTACTGAATCTTTTCGAAGGATGATTTTCTGTAAAGTTTTTTATATGAACCTTTCTGGTAATTTCATATTGATAACTCCCAAAATAATTTCTAGAAAAAGTCAATCTATGTAAAGCCCAACACATTTTTGCTTTTTGAGATTTATCCTTACACATTTTAGTAAGTAAAAGATGACAAACAAAATGTTCTCGATAAGTTAATTTAACGATATTTTGTTTGTCATCCGTTCCGCCTAAAGATTTTGGTATTATATGATGGTATTCTCCATCAAAATACGATCTTAAAATAGCTCTTCTTTTAGCGTGTTTTATGATATTGTCATACCATTTAGAATATTTGTTTTCTTCAAACATAGTCTTTTTATACTCCTATTTATTAGGCGTTCATAAAGACTATTTAGTTATTAGCGATTTTTACCGAACTGATCGCTTTTAGAATTTGCCTTAACAACAGCTGCTGTAACATAATCACGAATGGCGTCTAAGCGTAGCAAAAGATTAGCCTTTTCGTTTTCTTTAATAGTCTTATCGTTTAATCTATTAACAATGTCCTGAATGTTAACAGGCACGAGATGTTCATTCTTCATCTTCTTCTACCTCTGAAAATTTTTCTATTCCAGTAAGTTTACTAGCTTTTTTGGTTTTTGTCAACTTTGCTTCAAACGACCTAACGATCTCGTCTGAATACTCATTAGTTTTCAACTGCATAGATTTGTTTCCTTCATCGTAAGTATCGATCATAAGGAAACTGTTTTCATAATTTTTGTGTTTAATATAAGTCTGCTTCTTTTCTTTCTGTATTCTTCGAAGGAATGCATTCCAAGCGATCTGTGTAAAGTAAGCGAAAGGATTGTTTGTTTTATCTGGATCGAAATTATCCACAGCGGAGATACAATCCATAACTCCATCAGAAACCATATCCATCTTATATGTATACCCAGAGAAGTTTGGTTTCTTTGCCAAATTATTACAAATCAAAAGAATAGATTCGCCGATGTATTTTGGAACAATAGGTTTATCTTTACCGTTCGATACAGCTTCTTTTAAATCATTTCTGTAATGTATCATCGCCCCGTAGAGGGTTTTGTTATTGATATAATTTGTTTTTCTTTTTGGTTTCTTCGCTTCCATAATATATTCCTTGACTTTTTTTGCAGTGCGAGTATAATCACTAGTGCACCAAATGAAATTAATAATCTAAAGATACCTTATAGATCTTATACTGAAACTTCTCTTCATTATAGATCTTAATTCGTTCCATAAAATGTAATAACGTATAGTTCTTCTTATTCTTCCATGATAGATCGTCTGCTATATCATATAAGGTAGCAGCAGTTTTCGTATCAGACTTACGTAGCCCACGACCAATTGATTGGAGATTCCTGATGCGAGACTTGCTTGGGCTACCAAAAATAACATTATGGAGATTCTTAATATTGACTCCGGTACTATAAGTACCAAAAGAAGCGACAATAATAGCATTAGACTCATTTTCTACAATCTTTCTTATTTCTTCTCGTTCTTCGCCTTCAACAGTTCCTGCTACATAGAATATTTTTCTATCACTAGCTTCTTCTTTGATCTTAGCATAGAGCTCTTTACCATGCTTTTCGACAAATTGAAATAGAAGTAGAGTGTTACCTTCTAGTGATAATGCTAGGTTTCTAATAAATTTATTTCTTGCATCTAATCTAACAAGATAATCCATTTCGGATTGATAGTCGTTTGCTCTGGCAATCATCTTTCTTGCTTCGTCTGGATATGACAGTACAATCGCCTTAATCTTGAAAGCAGCAAGATGTTTTTGTTCAATCAACTCTGCTGTTGTGATGACTTTTCTGACTGCTCCGAAGAGTCCCTCAAGGACGAGCTTGTGGGTTTCAGTACCATCCAATGTTCCGGTAAATCCAAAACGATAGCGGCATCCGGATAGTTTAGTAAGTATAGAAGTAAGAGATTTTGCTTTGAAGAGATGAGCTTCGTCTCCGATGACAACATCAAACTGACTAAAGAATTCTTTAGGTAGCTTGTATATGCTCTGCCAAGTGCTGATTGTGATTGGTTTTGTTGATCCCTTATCTTGTCCAGCGAACACACGATGAACAAAAGTATCAGAGTCGAAGCCATAGTCAGCAAAATCACTGGCAAGCTGACTAACAAGAGAAGTAGTTGGTACCAAAATAAGAGTTCTTTTCGCATAATACCTCACAAGTAGATAGATAATAAATGACTTACCAGATGCAGTTGGCGAAAGTAATAGAGCTCTACGTTCTCTTACAGCATGAACAAATGCATCTATCTGATAGTCTCTAGGTTCCATTGTTGGCTTTAGCTTGGCAATGAAATCCTTTGCTTCTTTGACAGAAAAATTCTCGGAAGAAAGGTCTGTAAGATATTCTAATTCGTATTCTCTTGACTTACAGAATTCTTCTACGTATTTTGTTAGACCAGCATATAATAGGCCAGTCATAACATTGAGAAGTCTAATCTTACCGTCCCAAAACTTAGAACGATATGATGGCATAAACTTAGCACCAGGAACCATGAACGTAAAATACTCGCTCATCTCCATCATAACACTAGGTTCGGCTTTGATCTTTATATAAACTTCGTCGAACTTCTCGATCTGTACTTTATCCATTATGCTCCCATAGTGAACTTCTGCCAATCAATTGCATTACGAATAATAAAATTTCTATTAATAATGGTCTTAATGATTGAATCTAGTAGTTCTATCTTTTCCTGTTGGTATCCAATTTTGAGAGAAAGAGTTACTACATCCGGATCTGCATCCAGATACATAGGTAAGTCTCCCTTGAGGATCATACCTTTTGGTGGAAGTTTCCAACCCTTTTCTTTTGTCTCTTCGTTTGGACCCTGAGTTAAAAATTCATACTTGTCAAGTTTGAGTTGCTTCATGTCTGACTCTTGCTTACGCAGAATCATTTTTTCCTTGACAAAAATCTGATAATATTTATGATGGAGTTTGGGAATATCAAGAGCTGCATCACCAAGCTCTGTTCTGTCAATCTGAGAATCTATATGCCAGTTCTCTAATATCTCATCTATAGTCATTATACTCTCACAGTTTTCATCTAATATTTTATAATACTATATTTTAAGAAAAAAGTCAAACTTTATTTATGTCGTAGTAAGTATACTTAAAGCTGGCGGATGCTTCTACATAATTAACATTATCATCGGTTGTATTAAAAACAAGTCCAGAAAGAGATATAGGATGTGCTTCTGCGAAAACAATTTCAAAGTTCGCAGACTTGGTGCTAGACAAAACCATTAGAGAT